AGAACAACAGTCCGGTAGACCATGGTTTGTTAAAGCACTGGTTCCCCACCAAAGTGTCAGATACGGAATACATAATTAAATCCCCAGCACATTATGTAGGATGGGTTAATTATGGACACCCCCAAAGACCAGGAAGATTTATTCCTGGAAGTTGGAAGGGTGACAGATTTGTGTATAAACCTGGTGCAAAAACAGGAATGGTTTTGAAGAAATCATATGTTCCTGGTAAAAAGTTTGTGGAAAAAAGCATTGAACAAGTCAAACCAAGAATTGATGACCATTTCAAAGTAGCAATAAGTGAGGTGCTCGGATGACCATAAACATACTAACAGGTTTCGAAAAAATCAATGAAATCATAAACACATGCATACAAAAGGAAATGACCGAAGACGGCCTACTCTCCGATGTGGAATCATTCGTAAACACCTACTACGATGAAGGCAAAGTCGACGAACCAGTAGTATGGATGACACAACATCCAACCACTGCACCTAACCAAGCCGACATCAGCCAAACAATGGAACTGGTAACTCCATTCGAATTCGACTGTGGAGTCTACGATAATGATATGGAAGATGCCAACATGCAATCACAGAACCTTTGCAACCGTGTAATCCTGTCCATATTAAGGAACTGGATTCATGTGCAGGCGGAAATATTACCTGGGCAAAGAATGATTAAGAACATTACATTGGAATCTTATAGTCCTATGGGTTATGTTGATGTTGTCGGCAAATCCGATAAGGTGCCTTTAACTGGTGTTGTCTTGAACGTACATCACATTGTAAACTGGAAATTATGTTGTAAACAATTAGGAGAATAACGATTATGGTAGACAGAGGATTTGGTTTAGAAATGGAATCTACCTACGGTGAAATGGTGGATAAATCCACATTCGACCCATCATGGTGGAACCAAGCCGAAGACGTGGACTTCAACTTAGGTGACGAACCGGTCACAAGGAGTGGTGGTTCCCGTATGAATAAAAGAGCCCGTGCAGGTATCATGAAACCGACCGGTAGCACAACCGCTGATGCAGACCTGCAACAATTGGCTTGGTATTTCCGTGGTTTCCTTGACAATTACAAATACACCGCCGGAACCGGCCAAGTACACACCCACGAATACTGGGGTGGTGAAGGCAAAGAATTACCATCATTCCGTGGAATTGCAGTGTATGATACTCTTGTCAAATACCTTTACGGTGTAATGGAAGACCAATTAACCTTGGAAGTTTCCGATGAAGGAATGTCAGTCGGTGCGGAATGGATATATAAAACCGAAAAAGCGGACATCATAGGGGTTAACGGTGCAACATTCACAAGACCAGATGAATTAACCAACGAACAAATATTCATCATGTTCTATGATGTAAGCCTTAAACTCAACAATAAATCATTGGATGGTGTTTCAACTTCATTCCAGTATGAGGGAAACAATAACCATGACCAAGATGGAACAATCGGATTAGGTAGCCGTTATCCACAGAAAAGAGCACAAGCCGGTAAAAGGGAAAACACATTATCCATAACCACAACATTAACATCCGATACTGTAAGGAGCATACTTGATGCACAATACGGTGAAGTCAACGCACTGGAACCATCTAGTTGTAAATTATTACAATTACCATTGGAAGTTAATATCGCACATTGTGAAGACGCTGCAATCAGCTGCAAGATATTATTCCCAAAATGTACCGTTCGTGTTGAATATTCAATGTCTGGTGTAGATGCAATCGAAGCAACATTAACATTAGACACTCTCGGTTCAGGAACTGTAACGTTGATGGATAATACTGAAATCCAAACTGACATGTATGTTAAATTAGTTAACAATCAGGAAGAATTAGCAACCAACTAATTCCTCTTTATTTTTTTATAGTGAATTACCAAAAACAGAGGAAGAGATTATGGCAATACTTACAAAATCAGATATATTACAAGGGATAAGCAATCCCAAAAAAATCAAAATCGAAGCATTAAATGGTGAATTATGGTTAAGACCATTGTCCAGTGCAGAAGTCAACGAAGTATTACACATTGAAGCAGAAGGATACGGAACATTCAATGCAACAAGCAACCGTGGACAAACAATGGCAGACGGTAAAATGAACCTACCAAAACTCCAAGAAAAACAAGCGGAAGCAAAATATGTAGCAATCTTCAAATCAATCAACAATGACAAATGCAATGATGAATGGACAATCGATGAAATCAAACAATTCAAGTCAGATGCAATCGATGAACTTTACGATCATATCATGAAAATATCTGGAGCAGACACCACAGAACGTGATGTCAAACAATTTCCTGAAGACGAATGAGGGAAAACAGATAATTATAATGGAAGACAAGGGCTATAAGTTAGTCACTTGTCAAAAGGATTTAACCATTCCACAGGAAATGTTCCTGTTTCAAGGATGGGAATGGATTAACAAGGAAAGGGAAAAAGAAGCTAAAAAACAACAAAGTAAAATTAAAAAAGGGAGATAAGACTCAGATTCTTACAGGGTTTTATCTCCCTTTTTTTTATTAAAGGAGGATTAATAATGCCAAGTGGACAATTGGTGGAAATTATATTGAAAGCCCGTGATGAAGCCTCCAACACTGCCAAGAAAGTTGAAGAGAACATCAAGAACATCGGCAAGTCAAGTAACTTGTTGAGTAAGGTTCCTGGTCTTGATGGTTTGAAGACTAAACTTGGTAATGTCGCTTCAACTATTGATGACAAGTTTGGTGGTGCTTTGACAAGGGCAAGGCAAAGATTCAGTAATTTCAAATCCACAGTCACCAATGTCGGCAGTGCATTAAAAGGGAAATTTGGAGGAGCCGTCGACGGTTTAAGAGCGAAGTTGCAGAATCTTCGCAGTAGCACACAAGCAATGGGTGGTGCTTTCGGTTTCCTTAAAGGTGCAGCGTCGATGACTGTGGGAATGATTGGTTATGATTTAGTGAATAGTATTGTGGAATCAACAAGAGCTTCACTGAATGCAAGGTCAAGTATTCAAGCATTTGGTACAAGGTTGCAGATGTCTGCTTCGGAAGTTTCCACATTTCAGAAAAGTCTTGATGACTTGCAAGGAACATTCAAGAAAGTTGATATGGATGTTGTTGGTCAACAGGCAATGGATATGGCTTATCGTTTAGGTTTGCCGAAAGAATCCTTAACACAATTGACCGAAACATCAGCGATATTCACCGATGCAATGCAGAGAAATGGTCGTAGTGCAGAAGATGCAACATTAGCATTAGCAGATGCAATGGATGGTGAATTCAAAAGACTGAAAGAGATTGGTATCAGTCAAGACGACCTGATGAAGAATGGTTGGAGCGGTGACATCAACGATAAAACTGGATTGCTCAATGCTATGAATAAAGCATTGAAAGAACAGCATTATGATGAACTGGCAAAATCTGTTGATACACTGGACGATGCTTGGCAAGTACTGTCAATCACATTAGGCAATCTCTTGGAGTCAGTACTCTTGCCAATAACTCCGGCAATTGTTGGAGTAATAACTGGTATCACAGATATGATTAATGGTTTCAAGGATGCTTGGAATGGTCTGCCGGATTTCGCACAGTTAGGTATTGGAATTGGTGTTGTTGCTACTGCTATTGGATTGGTGGCGTTGGTGTTATGGACAACTTATATTCCTGCTTGGTGGGAGGCTGCTACTGCAACATGGGCTGCAATAGCTCCAATATTGCCGATTGTCTTGGCGGTTGCAGCAGTTATAGGTCTCCTTGTTGTTGCTGTTTATGAAGTCGGTAAAGCTTTCGGTTGGTGGACTGATGTTGGTTCAATGATAGATGCTATCTGGGCAGGTTTGCAAAGACTGTGGAATGCTTTCATCAATCACCCAGATGTTCAGGCTGCCATCGCTGCAATTTCATCAGCATTGTCAACATTGCGGAGTTGGATCCAACAGGCCGGACAAGCAATACTTGAATTCTTCGGAGTTTCCACTAGTGGTGACTTCGATATTGTCAGAGCCTTGATTGATGGAATTGGTGTTGCTTGGCAAGTATTGACTGGCCACATTAGAGCAGGCATACAAGTTGTTCAAATGATTATTAGTGGTTTCCAATCATTATATAATGGTGCAGTTTCACTTGGAAGCTATATTGGTGACGTTCTAAGCCCAGTATTCAGCATGTTAAGCGAATTATGGAATAGTCTTGTCGAAGCAGTTCAACCTATAGTGGATGTTTTCCAAAGATTCAGCTCTGGACAAACAGACCTACTCACAGTTATAACCACAGTAGCAAGCACATTATGGAATTTGTGGGTTACTTTGTCTGCTAATCTTGGTGCTTTGATGTTGACTTTGGTCAGTAATTTGTTGACTTGGGCTACTCAGGCCGGTCTGAACGTGTTGACTGGTATTGCTACTTATTTGATGCAGGTTCCTGTTCGTGTGGCGACCTACTTGGCACAGACATTGGCAAGGATTATTTCGTATGGTGCGAGATGGGTTACTCAGGCAAGGGCTAAGGCAAGTCAGTTAGTTAATGGTGTTATCAGTTTCCTTAG